TAATGAAGTTACCTTTTCCTCTACGTGTCTCGATTGCAATTCTATTACATTCTCTTTCGATCTGTAATATTAGTCCCTTAAACTTTTCTACTGACCATCTGCCATCTGCATCTGTCTGTACGTTGAAGATACCGTTGATAGCTGTGTTGGACTGTAGAGCACCAGTTTTAGCTTGAGAGTTAATAGTTCTAATAACTTCTCTATTGATTTCAGCTAAGATTTCTGTTGACAAGATGTTTGCCAATTCTGTCTCAGCGTCAAGACCGTGAATTGCTTTAAGGTCTTGAGCTAATTCTAAGCTGTATTCAGCTTTTAATGCTCTTGACTTAGCAGTCACAGTTGCTTTTTCAATAGTGAAACCCATCTCTCTGAATGATGACTCACCAGATGAACCTAACTTTTCAGCTTCGCCTGTTGTCATACCTGTTGCGAAGGTATTTGTAAGTCTATCGTCGTCGATAGTTCCTATAGTTCCACCGCCTTGTGAATCTCTTAGACCTGATACATTATCAGAATCGTGAGTACCAGCGCTGTCACCAGAAAACTGAGTCTCAGCTTCGTTGAATAGTGCTTCTCTATTTGATGTTGAACCACCACCATATCTTGACTTCATCGCGAAGATTAAGCCAGTTGGACCAGACATTGGCTGCACACCACAGATGTCATATGCCATTAAGTTTGGCATTGCACGTCTTACAAGTGCGATCAATACTGGATTCCAATTTGATACAGAAGTTGTTGCGTTTGCTGGAGCGGCTTCAGAAATTAGACCTTCTTCTCTAAGTGCGATCTCTTGATTCTCAAGTACTGCTGCAGTAACGGCTTTCTTATGGTGATCGGTGATATTACCAGCTGACTCTTCGTTCAATACTGGGGACCACTTTTCGATCAACTTATCGTATGATACTGTCATTTAGGACTCCCTATTTATTTGCAGTTTTCTTTATTGCTTTAAGATATGAATCCATTGAACCTGTTGACTCAACTACTGGAGCATCGTCATCTTCAATGATTTCATCCTGGGTTTTAGCTGTCTTAGCAAAGTATGACTCTTTTAACTGAGCTACTTTCTGTGCGAAAGTTTCTTCGTCTTCGAAGTCTACATTTTCTGCTAATCCTTTTAGCTTTTCGACTTGAGTTTCAGCTAAGTCTTTAGAAGCTTCTCTAATGATAAACTCCCTCTTATATAGCTCTAACTCTTCAGCCATTTGAATTGACCTCTCAGTTGAATCGTTGAGTTGAGCCTCAAGTTCTTCAACATTGTCAGCGAGTTCGTCAACCATGTCAACTTTATCTTCTGGCACCTGAATGTGCGACTCAGTAAATAGGTCTTTCAACTTATTCATAAAGTCTTCAGCAATTTCAGTTCTTAAGCCATTTTGAATAGCTAACTTGTTGTCTTCCATCCAGCCTTCAACTACGTAGTTTAGATAGCTGTCTACTTTCTCTACAAGGTCTTTCTTGGTGCTTTCGATTTCTTCTGAAAGCTCCTCGTTATACTTCTCTTCTAGTCTGTCAATCTCTGCATTTACTTTTGTATTGATTGCAGCTTCAAAGATAGTTTCTGCTTTCTGCTTGAATTCATCAGACAGCGTAGCTTCCTCATTGACAAGTGCTTTAAGATCGTCTTTAAAATCAACTTCAACTTGAACTTGATCTTTGACTTCTTCCTCAGCGATCGCTTCGCCTTCAGGTGCAAAACTTTCATTACCATTGTACATGGCCATTATAGCTTGCTTATTCATACCCTGCATTTTTCCAACTAGAGAGGCAATCATACCTGCTTTAGTCTTTGGCATTGGATCTTTTTTAGTCTGGTCACCTTTACGCTTTGGAGCGGTTCCGGTTGCTTCACCAGCTTTGTCAACAGAAGCGACTGATTGAGCTTCAGCATTTTTAGGATCGTGTTTCATTTCAGAGATTTCCTCATCCTCATGGAGTTCCACGTCCTGATTTTCTATATTATCAGCCATTTTTGACTCCTTATTTTGATTTTAATATTGAGAGGAAATTCTTAAACTCACGAGCCTGTGTCTCATAGAGATTAGCGCGTGGAGCCTTCTTAATTTCAGTCTCCATTCTTTCAATTGTTTGTGCTTCTATAATGCCGTTATTCCAAATCCATTCTACACCTTCCATTATCCCATTAACAAAAGCTCCAGGTGCGGATGGATCTTGCACGATATCTACCGCGTTTAGAATATAATCGTCGTTGACGACCATGGCGCCATTACGCTGGCTCAAACTTCCCATACCACGAGTCGATACACCGAATGTAACTCCACCATCGAGTAAGCCTTTAACAACTTCTCCCATAGGGGTGTTTAGTATCGATGCTTTACCCACAATATCATTTCCCTCAAACTTAAGTTCATTGATCTTGTGAGAAACTTTATCGAGATTTACGGTCGGTCCTTCAGGGTGATTTAGTTCACCAACTGCTCTACCTTTTTGTACTTGCTCTGTGTCATACTTGTTAAGAGCTTTTTCCATAATAGGCATTGGATATATACGACCGTTTCGATTCTTCTTTTCTGCTTGCGCAAAAATTCCTTGTATAGCATAATTTTTCTTACCGTCTTTACCTTCGGTAATTAAAAATTCCACATCATTTTCGGTAAATTCTGATATTAACTTCATGTTACCCTCTTGGAAATGCTATTTTAGTAAAATGCGTTGTTGTAGTACCGGCGTGTATTTCATCTACTGAAGCTTTACGTAATACAAAAGCTTGGTTCTCATGTACTTGCATTGTAGCACCGGTTGTAACATTAGTAATTAAATCATCTGCTGTTGCACAAACATAAACAGTTTTAGCACCATCAACAGTTGTTTTATTACCATTGCCGTTTGCCGTAATTTTGGCAGCTAAAGGTCTAATTTCCATTATTTTATTCCTTTATATTGTTTCATAAATTCTTTTACAGCCTTTTCAGCTTCACGCTGAGAATTATAAGCATCTAATCTATCGCCATCGATATAAGCAATAAACTTATTTCTCTCATTATGAATTTTTACTGGTACTCGATTAACCTTTTTATCGAATACGACTTTACCAATTGGCTTACGGCCTGTTAGTTCTCTTAGTTGTAAAAAAGTTTTCATGTTAATTCTATTTATACATTTAAACTTTTACACCGCAGCTCCTTCAATTTCTTCTTCTTCCTCTTCAGACTCAGCTTCTTCTTCATCTTCTTCAGATTCTACTTCGTCTTCTTCTTCACCTTCAACTTCTTCCATATTATCTTCATCATCTATTTCTGGCTCCTCTTCTTCTGCAGGTACGCCATTATAGATTTGATCTGCTAATTTAACCTTTTCTTGATCAAGTAAGTCTGTCATTTTAATTGTCATTACTTCACCAAATATCTTATTTGCATTATTATAGTCTTTATCCAGAGAAGCTTTGATTAAATCCTGAATATAATTCGGATCATCAACTCTTTGTTCTTGCTCTGTATTTTCCACGTTTTCGACATTATCCATTATACTGCTCCTTGGTCGTCTTCTGGTTCTTGCGCCTGTGCGGCTGCAATTTCTTTTTCCATATTCTCAATAGTCTCATCATCCATTAGAAGAATATTCTTTTGTACCCATTGCTTAGAGAAATAATCTCCAACATATTGAGATACTTGATCTAAGCTTTGTATTTTTTCTCTTAATAATTCTGCTTCTTTTAATTCTGCAAAATGATTGTCTCTTAAATAATCTACAGTTACTTTATTTTTCCAACTGTTCCAATCATCTTCAGTAATAACATTTTTCATTATAAGTTGTTTCTTTAAGATGTCGTAAAATAAATTTGAGAATCTATTTCTTAATCTATCAATAAACTTTTGAAATTTAAGTTCATCTCTACTTATCTCAGTTGCTCTTCCTAATGAAAACTGTTGTTCTTGTTCTAATCTATTCATAGGTACATTTAAAGATCTATATAATCTTTTTTGAAAATATATAATATCTTCTATTTGACCTAAGTTCTCTCCGCCCGGTAATGTAGAAATTTCAGTACCTCGCCCACCTTCTCTACG